ATTTCCTGTCAAACTTCCTGTTACGTTTCCAGTTAAAGGTCCACTAAATGCGTTAGCAGTTACAGTACCAGTAGCAGTTAAATCACCGCCTGTGTTCATACTTAAACCACTAGTATTTCCTGCACCATCTGTTATTGATTGTAAGGCTGTATCTAATGTGCCATTGTCACCTACTTTTAACAGCGATGTATAAGTACTACTTATTGAATTTCCAGTTAATGCTGCCATCTTTCTTTAATTTATTGTTTATATACTTTTTTAATTTTACTATATTTTTATCTTTTATTTTATATCTGTTTTTCATAATACCCAACTGTTAAATAAATTATCTTTGTCTGGGTAAACATCATCATTAGAGTTTTGATTATACTCTGGAAATAAATTGTTATTAAAACTTAAATAATCAATCATTCTTCTTATATAATACTCTGCAAACTCTCTTTCTTTATTTACTAGATAATCTACCTCGTTTTTTGTTACACTTTCTGCGTTTTCGCTTATATGTTTAAATACTCCTGCATTTTTTACTTGATATGCTGCAAATGGTAAATAGTCCATCATAGCAAAATGTATTAAAGCAGGTTGTACATAACTATTTACTAATGTTTTATAATTAGGGTTGTCTTGTGTTGTTAATGTACCTGCATTTATTAATGCAATAATTTTATTATATAATTTTGTACCTAAGAAATTTTGTATATGTATTTCTTGTGCAATTTTTATATAAGGCAATAATTTATCTACATCAACATTACCATCTAATATTGTATTCTTTTTTAATGTACTTACTTTTATAAATAATACCTGTGCCATTATTTTCTAGCTTTTTTATATCCTTTATTTGGCATATCTTTAGGTGCTACTTTTGCCTTTTTATGCCCTGCAGGTCTTGGTTTATACGTTTTAGGTATCGTTTCTACTTCTTCACTACTAGAAAGAGCTTTATCTTCATAATACTCACCATCTTTTTTCTTTTTTAACTTATAAAGTCTTTCTTCCCAGTAATGACCACAGTTTGGTCCACCTTTATATTTAAATAAATCATATGCTTGACCTTTATGACCAAACGACTTATTTACACCTTCTCTTGATGCTTTATCTATATCTTCTAATCTATATACAACACCACTTTTAGATCTAGACATCATAGTCTTACAAAAATCTCTAGTATTATCACTAGAATACTTTTCTGAATATGCATATCTTACTTTATATACACTTTTATCTAAATAACTATCACCGCTAGGTTTAGATTTTATAGATTCTAATTCTAAATCATTATCTATAACACTTTGTTTCCAAGTATCTAAATCTTCATTATCTTCAGAATATTCTCTACTTGCAATTAGTTCATAGTCATCCATAGTGTCACCTTGTAGTGTATCTAAGAAGTAATTTGCAGTATCATTATTTAATTCAAAGTCAGCAGACAATGATTCTTTCTTTTCTAAATCTACACCTGTTTCTTCTTCTCTTGTTTCTTCATCTACTATGTTGTTACCTAAGTCAGTAAACTCTAATGGTTGTAGTGTTCTAAAGTATAAATTAAGTGATACATTGTTAAATGCTAATATTTTTTCTAATGCATCTAATATGTATTCTTGCTGTACTCTAATAACCATATTGTCAAATAGTATACTAGCTTGTTTTAATTCATCAGCATTAGATCCTAAACCATTATTTTGTGTTCTAATACCTAATAGTAATGGTGATGATAATCTGTGTCCTACAAGTATTTTATTAGTTGCTTCGTCACTTAAGAATTGATATTGATTATGTGCGTCTGATAATTGTACTGGATCTATAGTAGCTGCACTTTCTGAATTATCATTAAATGCTAATATAAATTTACCTGCATTACTACTTCCGCTAAACTTGTCATATATTCTTCTTTCTATTAATTCTCTTGATTCTTCATCAGGCGTACCATTGTTAAAATTAATTAACATACTAGGTGCCATACCGTTTTGTATATTATTAATATGATAGTTAGCTACTTCTGCTTCTAGTTCACAGTATGGTAAAGCTCCTTGATATGTTACTGGTGTGTAATAAAAATATCCTGCTCTATAAGGTTTTATACAAAGTATTTCTATTGCATTGTTACCTGTTCCATATGCTGGTATTCTAGTGAGTTTATCTCGGTTCGTGTATTTGCTCCAATCGTGAAAATAATAATACCCTTTTACATCACCTTTTTTATCTGCTTTTTCAGCTCTTAGTGTTTGTACTGGAAAGTGTTCTACTTTTACTATTTTGCTTCTATCTACATTATAATATACTTGGAGTGTAGCTTGTCCTAATAAATAAAAATCAGAACATATCTTTTTAATATCTTCTTTTTTAAATAATGTAATTGCTTCTGCATATTCCATAGGTTTTTTATCGCTGTTAGTTGCGTTTAAACCTTTACCGTATATCATTTCTGTAATACCATTAATAATTGCATTATTTGTTGGACTACCTTGATACTGGTCTATTAAATATTGATAATAGTTATTATCTTCTCCGTAACTAACAAAGTTTTTATTTTTTTCCTCTGTTATTTTAGGAGCTGTGTATGTGCTTAAATTTACTACTCTAATATTACTCATTAGCTTATTATTATATAGTCATCGTCTGGATAACTTGTTGTTTCTGTGTATTCTCCACTATTAATTGTATAATAGTTATTGTCTGCTTGATTTATAGTTTGATCAGTACAAAATATTTTATCTAAATAAATGCTTTCTTCAGATGAAACTATACTTTCCCAATTATCACTTGCTGCTTCCCATTGTACGTTATATGTGTTCCACAGCGCACCAATACCCTCTATAATATTTAAATCATAAAACCTACCTTCTACTAAACTAAAGGCGTGTGATATAGATGCATTATCATTACTTCTTGTTAATGTAACGTTTTCAGTTCTTGTTGTCGTGTTAGTACTAGTATCTCTAATCGACAAAATAATTTCTGTAGGATATGATCTTGGTACAAAAGTTAAAGTTTGCGCTGAAGTACTAGTTGTTAAAATCTTCATACATATATAATAAAAAAAATTATATTTTTTATATAATAAAAAAGGGAAGTTAAAAACTCCCCTTTAAAAACACACAAAAACAAAAAACTGTTATGAAGTTGGATTTATTTGTGTACTACTTTTCAACGCAGTAACTACCGATCCTGTTATAAATAACGGTGGTATAACTTCTGTTGCTGTAAACGTTAAAGTAAATCCACTTAAATCAGAATATGCTGCTCCACTTACAATAGTACCTGCTGTAACTTCAGCTCCTTGATGGAAACCTACCATTAAATAGTTAGCAGTGCTATCAGTGTCAGGATCTACTGAAGAACCTGTAACTCTATTGTTATCTTCTACTACTATGTGAGGTCTTGCAGCTGCTAGAAGTTTAATTTCTTCTTGTGTAGCTACGTCTAGATGTGTAAATGTTAATTCTAGTGTTGTTTCATATACAGTTGTACCTGTATCTCTAGAACTTATAATATTTGTTGTTAAAGAACTAGTGGCACCTTTTAAATCGTATTCAAAAAATGAAGGTGTTCCTGATAAAGCTGAAATATTACCTGAAGCTATTGTTGCAGTACCTAAAGTACCATAATCTGCAAAATATACTCTGCTTAATCCACCTACCGATTCTTTACAAGGTAACTGTCTTCCTGTTGTTAATGCACAAGCCATAATTTATTTTATTTTAAAAAAAAAGGGTGGTAGTCTATGCCACCTACCCTTTTTATGTTATACAATTATTTTTAATTACGCTGTAGCGTATAATACAATATCACCACCAATTGCGTGCTGAATACCTGCTGTAAATCTCATTACAACTCTTACGTTTTGAGATCCATCTAGGTCTGCCATATCAATTACCTTAACTTCGTTTTGGTCTGACATTAATCCAGTACCAAAGAATAGGTTACTTGCTTGAGCTGCTACTGCATCGTTGTCTGATAAACCAGGAGCGTTTACTACCTTAATTCCATCAAACGATAATGCGTTACCCATATTGTACCATTGAGTACCTTGAGCGTTTGTACCTGCAGCACCTAATCCTGATGCACCAAATCCACCTAATGCTCTAATATAGTTTCTGTACATATTAGATGGTAAGTAGATAGTTAAATCTTCTGCACCATATACAGCAGTTGGAATAGCGTCAGCAATTTTACCTAATTCTTCGATAATATTCGCAGATGTAGAAGCTGTACCTGTTACATCATTTACATCACCATCTGCACCTAAAGTTGTGATGAAACCATCAAACTCACCTGCATTTGCGTTAGTACCTGTCCAAATGTTTTGCTCCATTTTTTGAGCTACTTTATCTGCTACGTGAGCAATTAAAAAGTCAGAAAACTTAGGAGGTAAATTATCAAATGCAGAATATCCCATTTGTACAGCTTCCCAGTCAGATCTAAAGTCTTTTTTACATAACTCT